CTGGGGAGATGTTATATTGCATAATAAGATGAGGGTACAAGCTATTGAGATCAAAATTGACCACCCAATCATAGCGTCCTGGTTTCGGTTCCTTGACATAAGCCCCTGCATACTGTGAATCTTTTGTTGCTTCCTTCTTAGGAGGAATTGCTATCTTACGTTTAGTAAGTTCGTGGTATATGTAGTTATCCCACATACGTACCTGACTAAACACATCTTCATAATTCACCTTAGCATCATATGCCATAGTGAATGCTAGGTCTAACAGTTTCATCTTATCATCAAGTTTATCCACCAACCTAACGTCATGGATGTTGTACTCAATAAACTTCTGCCAGTCCTTCTCATAGAACTCTTTGAATGTATCAAACTCTGAGTGATCTAATTTTCTCTCATTGAGTTCAACCAAACAAATATGATCTAACCTATAACTCTCTTGGTTTGTATAAGTAAACTTCCTATACAAATCAAGATAATCTAATGTGGATATACCAAGTGTATCCACCGCCCATTGCTTACGACCTTTAATAAAGATCTCTCGTCTAGATACTAATCTCCATGGAGAAAGAAGTTTAACTGCCTTCTCTCCTAATATTCTTTCTACACGATTAGCAATGTACGGCATATCGAATAACTGTACATTCCATCCTGTAACTACATCAGGATAATTGTCCTGCCAATAACCTAGAAAGGCATTAAGCATTCCTTCTTCTGATCTGAAGTGCATGTAATCAACTTCAGAATCTTGATTGTCAAAAGGTCTAGCACCCCAGACAGTAATGCGACCAGTAAAGGAGTCCTTAATACTGATCGCTAATATCTCTTGGTCTGCTGATTCTATATCAGGAAACCCATTTTCAGCAGCAGTCTCAATGTCAATTGTAAAGACACGGATCTTACTACTATCAAATTTAACTTGATCTTCTGGATGTTCTGTTGCCATATACTGATACAGGAACCTTGTGTTTCCATGTATCTCAAAATCAGGAACTTCCTTATATTGTTTTACAAATTCTCTTGCTTCTGTAATAGAACCAAACTTATGTGGTTCTACTGGTTTATTATCTAATGTCCTCCATTCAGAATAATTCTTAGAAGGCAAATATAGCGTGGGGTTGAAAGGAACCCTCACGCTATATCTGTTACCATTATCATAACCACGCACTAGCAAACGATTGCCAGCTTGTTCAACGCTTGTGTAGAACTTCATTCACTCAACACTTCTGGTTTGTAACCGTAGTACTTGGAAAGGAGATCCTTACCAGGTTCCACAAATGTTATTATATCAGATGAACGGACAACCGTCTCCTTTTCATCTGCAAAAGGTAACCAATCTTTAAGATTAGTACCATCTATGAGCATAGGTTCTACTAGAATGCAATCAGGATCACCTAACTGTGTTCCCTCAATCTCCTCCACCTTCGCCAGTATCCACTGGTTCTTCAGTAGCATCACCTTCAGGACTTGTTGTTGGTTCTCCTCCATCATTTACCTCAAAAAAGATTTGTTCATCTGTTAGACCTACTTGTTTCAGTCTATTTACATAATTATCTAGTATACCATTATCGGGTAGAACACATGAAATAATATGTTCTCCACCGATTCTATGTTCTTCCACAGGACTATATGGACACCACCTTTCATAGCGAATAGGAATGGTTCCATCCTCATTAACCTCACCTAATGATAAGGTATAAGGATATAGAAGTCTGTAGCCTATAACCCTTTGTTCTTCATCTTCGGTGCGTATTTCACCAAAGATAGAAAGGACTCTTTCAGCAGTGTCAAGAGTTACTACTCTGACATTATGATTAGTCCTTAGTTCAGTCTGTTCCGTCATGTATCTCCTTTGATAGTTTTAATGAACTTTCTAATTCAACTTCACGTTTTTCTTTGATCTTTTGTTCGTATGATGTTTGCAATCCTGGTTCAGGATTACTAATAGTCATAACTGCATCATAAGGCATCTTAAACTGCCAGTCAGATGAATAAGGATTCCACTTGCTAAAGCGTACCTTATATTCTGCACCTAGTTGTTCAGTGAGATACTGTGGTTCGGAAGTATCTAAGTGTAGGACGTATGGATCTTCCATGAGAAGACACACACCCTTCTTATCATCCCCTTCTCCATCATATATTTCCTTGAGTTCCGTGATAACACGTTCCCCAGTTCTAAGGGTTATTACTTGACAGGCCATATCTTATTCGCGCTGTGTTTACTATAGCATTAAGAAGCAGAAGAGTCAAGCTTCTTAAGTTCTTTTCCGAACCAAAGCTTCTTCTTCTGCGCTTCAGGTATATACTTCTCTAGTGTGACTGTAAGCAAACCGTCTTGGAATGTTACTTCCTTAACTTCTACATCTGCTCCCATCTGCCATTGCCTTTGGAATGACCTAGATGCTATACCTCTATGTTTATAATTCTCTTCATCCTTTTTCTTTGGATATGCTGCAACATTCAGAACATTCCTTTCTGTTGTGACTTCAATATCATCTCCTGAAAATCCAGCAAGAGCGATTTCCAAACTGGTTCTACCATCAGGTCCGTTAATGACGTTGTAAGGTGGATAATTACTTCCTGCTGTTGCAATAGACTCAAGTCTTTGAAATGTTTCATCAAAACCAATAGAAAATGGTGTGTAATGTTCCCATACAAAATGGGATAGGTCTTTGTTACCCATGATTCTTAGCTCCTTTTATAAGCGAGTTTATGTTTTGTGTACCCCGAAGGCATACACTACTAATTATAACACATCTCTATGGAACTAGGATACGGTTTATTCGACTTCTTGTTTCTTTCTACCAATATTATATTTGGATTCAAGAGTCCAGTCACCCTTCTCTTTAAATGAAAGAACTTTAATCTGATTCAATGGAGCAAGATCTTTAATCTTGTCTTCACTTATCGAATTAATTTTAATCAATCCCCAATCAACAAGTAACTGTACTATACGATTCCTACGTTGTACATCGTTAGATGATAGATTAGTTTTCTTACCATCTAATGCAAATAATTCTTTGAAATGTACGATATAATACTTACCTTGCTTGTGTAGAATATGACAAGATTGATATATCTTCTTTTCTTTTCTGGAAGCTACTCCAATTCTTGTTAATGTTTCTCGGACTTTTAAAAAGTCATCTGGTTCGGATAAGGAAACCTCAACCATATCAGTTTGTTTCCATTGTATATCATGATCTACGCTCATTGCCACCTTTCCGTAATGAATATGAAATCTTATCGAGTTGATCCTTAGTAAGAATTCTTAATGCTTGAAGAGCTTTATCATCATTATAACCATAATACTCTTTAACCACATCAAGGTATTCAGTAGAATCCTTCTTCGACCAAGGAGAGAATCTCTTTCTTGGTTTCACACTATTTAGTAAAAAGTCATATTGTAACTTCTTAGGTAGATGCCATGACTTGTTCATTTCATTTACTAATAAAATAGTATCAGTAAATGATGATAGACATTTGTTAATAATATAAGGTTGATACTTCTTTACAGCAACAGAATCATCATCCAATATATTCTTCTTGGATTGGTTCAGACTGTATAGGTAATCTTTCAATTGGTACATTATTCCAGTGACGGATTACTCCGCTAATAATAAAACAGTTAGTGACGAGATAAGATACGAAAATAATAGAACGTACCAAAACAATGTAGTTGTCGTAGGGTTCAGTCTTTTCGTCAGAGAAACTACCCAATGCATATTTCCATATCCTCCACAGTTTATCCATTCAGTTGTTCAGGTTTATTAGAGAATCCCATAGTGGTACGACGATGCCATAGTTCTTGGACACCCTCATCATCAAGTTCATTCAATTTATCCTGAATCTGTTTCAGTTCTTCTTCATTATACAGCCATGGTTGTTCTAGCATAGCACGTAATACTTTTTTTGGTTTCATTAAATCATCTCCTTGTATGGCATTTCTTCCCATATAATAAAATCGTCTGGTTTAGGTGCTAACAAATAACAATCCTTATCACTTGTTAGGTATGCCTCAACTAGTGCTTGTACCTCTGTAGTAAGTGCATCATTACTATCTGATAGTCTATGATTACTATGACCGAGATATACAAGTCCTCCTGTCAATATTGCAGCAGCAAAGTAACCTATGGTTACAACATAATTTAGTTTAGATTTCATAAAGCGTTAATTACTAGAGGTAAAAGTTGATGTTCACATTGTTGTACTGCTCTAGTGACAGTCTTAACATTATCACCTGGAAGTATTGGTACTTCCTGCTGTCTTATTATAGCACCTGAGTCAAGGTGTTCGTTAACAAAATGCACAGTGCATCCTGTAGTCTGTTCACCTGCTTCAATAGCCTGTTCAATAGCATGGAGTCCCTTATACTTAGGTAACAATGATGGATGTAAATTGATGATCCTACCAGGAAATGCATCACAGAATTTCTTGGTCATGACTCTCATCCATCCTGCCATAACAATTATATCAACATTGTATGCTTCAAAGATCTTGATGATGTCATCTTCATGCTTACTAGCAATACGAACAGATGGAATATCCAATCTGTCTGCTCTCTTTGCAGCACCACAGTGCTTCTTATTATATACCATAAGCACAACTTCATGCTTAGGACATGAGTGAACTATGTTCTCGAAGTTAGTTCCCTCACCTGAACACATAACTCCTAATCTCATTTTTTAAATACCCCCAGTTTAGATAGTAACCAAAGTGTTACTATTGTCCAACCTATAACATACCACATTATCCTTTCGTTGTATTACTACGTGTTCTATTGATGATAGTAATGAATTTATCACCAGCAAATGTACCAGCGAGACAGACATCTATCTCATCACCATCCAACCAGTTCATATCACCATTCTTTTTGGTGTGTAGCATTGCCAATTGAATCTTGTCAATGACTTCTTGTTTTAATATCATTCTTGTATCTCATCCAATCTTAAGTATGTATTTTCTTTTGGGTAAGCAGGTTCAGGTTCATTGATACGATGCTTAAATTGTTCAGTATCAAAGTATGAAACTCCTAATGGTTTCACATCATCATATGGTCCTGCCATTTGTTTCTTATACTCACGCTCATCCAACACCTCATTGATAAGAATTTTCATCTCCTTAACATACTCAGGTGTAAACAACCTACGAGGATGAATCTCCATAGGTTTATAAACTTGCTTCGGACCTTTGTAGTTCGGATCATAAGGCATACTCATGCCCTGTGTGTCCATTTTCATTTCAGCCATATATCTCTCCTATTTCCCAGTGAGGGATTGTATTATCTATGTTAACATCTGATGGAATTATTAGACAGAACCCAATACCAAGATTAAATACTTTTTTCATTTCTTCTTCTGGTATCTCACCTGCTAATTGGATCTTCTTAAAGACTTCTGGCATTGGCCAAGAATTGTAATCAACTCTTGCTTCCAGTCCATCAGGAATACATCTTGGTAGATTCTCTGGAATACCACCACCAGTGATATGTGCCATACCAAGAATAGGAAGATCTTTTAATAACCTATTTACTATTGGTGCATAGATTGTAGTAGGAGTAAGTAACTCAGGCATATCACTATACTTTATCTTCTGTCTCCATATAAGTTCATGGATCAAACTATACCCATTACTATGAACTCCACTACTAGGTAAACCAATTATCTTATCACCCTTCTTAATAAGACTACCATCTATAATCTCATTCTTTTCTACAATACCTGTACAGAATCCTGCTAGATCTAGATCATCATCATATGTTGGTGGTGGTGCAGGTCTAGGATGTTCAGCAGTTTCTCCACCTAATAGATCCATACCTGCTATCTCACATCCCTCAAGAATACCTTCCATGATCTCATCTATGATAGGAGATATCTTACCAGTAGAAATATAATCTAAGAAGTATAATGGTTTCGCACCACATGTGATCACATCGTTGACACACATGGCAACGAGATCAATTCCTATAGTATTAAATTCTCTATTGATCTTTGCAATATTAATTTTAGTACCAACACCATCAGCACCAGATACTAAAACAGGTTCCTCATAACCAGAAGGAACCTTAAACATACCATTGAATCCACCAATGGTAGGTGCTTTCTTTTTGAGTCTTTCCACAAAAGCATTACCTGCCTCTATGTCCACACCAGCAGTTTTATAATCCATCAGATTCCTCCAATGCTTTCTTCCAAGCTTCGATTAAGAGTTGCAACTCTTTAATCCTAGACTCTGCATTCTTAATTTTTTCTTCTAAAGGTTTCATGAAAATAATGCGTTAACAGATACTACTCTAGCATTTGGGTTACGTGCAATTGCAACCTTT